TGCGCTGGCAGAAGACCGCCAGGGATGTCACCTAGTTCAAAGATAGAAGCCATGATTAGTTACCTCCTCAATCGAAGTTAGAGGTCACAGTCGCACGCACGATACCAATGTTCTTGGTTTCGTACACCTTCGACCAGTTGCCAATGGTTTCCAGTTGTGCGCGAGTTGGGTTCGTGGTTGTCACGCCCCACTTAGCACCAACAGGGTGATAGCAATAGTGAAGGTCGATGGACATTGCATCGCTCTTGGCGAGAATGTCACGATCGGTTTCAGTCTGCAGTGCAAGCTGTTCGCCAGAAGCAACAGCACCTTCGGTGAAGAAGTAAACAGCGAACTTCTTGTTAGGAGAAGAACCGCTGGTTTGCACATCATCAGAAACAATCACGCGCAGACCCATAAAGGTCGGAACGGAAACGTTGCCAAATGCGTTTGCAGTTGAACCCTGAGTTGCGTCAGAGTCAGCAGCGCCAGTGTTGTCATAGATGAAATCAATAGCACGACGCTCAACCAAGTCGTAGTACACATTGCTGTGCATACAAATGGCAGAAAGCTTGTCGCCTTGATCACCCAGTACAGCACGAGCTTCAGCAACGTGACGAGGTGAAAGTGCAGTCTCGCCAGATCCACCACCATCAATGGTGAGTGCTTGGAAAGAAGCGGAAGCATTGTCAGTGCCGACAGCACCGAAAATACCGCCAAGGCAAGACAGCAGATCCTTTTGACGCTGATTAGCAACGTAATCAGCGATCTTGGCACCAATGGCAGCCATAGGATCAGAACCAGCAGCAAGTGCTGCCAGATCACGCGCTTCAAATGCACGACCACGGTGCAGGATCACACCGATTTGCTTATCAGCAGTGATCTTGCCGGGAGTCAGTGAAGAACTGTCAGACAGAACTTCAAAGTCACCAGAAAGATTTGCTTTCCAGAATGGAACGTTGACAAAATCACCGCCCTCAGTGGCATTCAGCTCAGCCATCGGTTGCACCACACCAGAGGCCAAGAAGGCATCACGCTGAGTGGTTTGCTCGATAACATAAGGCGTAAATACCTCGGGGATGATGATGTCAGAGCGAAGAGTCGCCATGACTAAAAATCCTCAAAAGTTGTTTACGGTGTGGGCGTAACCCAAAATGGCTCCGCGTAGCTTTGCCTTGTATTTATATTAACGTGCGGCTGCAGCTTTCATCCGATCATACAAATCACGATCAGTCTTAAATAGACGTGATTGTTCGGTCAAGTTGAAGTTTTCCTTGGTGAATGGATTCTTCATGCCTGCTGGAATTTCACCAGTGCTGCGGCCTGATGGTGCACCAGAACCCTGTGGTTTCGGTGCTTTTTGCATCCACTCTGGCAATGATGTCTTTGCCCAATCTGCAACAGGTTTGCGTTCATAGCCATCGACGACAACAACAGTGCCATCCGATTCACGCTCAATTTTGTCAGCAGACAATTTAGTCTTCAGCACTAGATCGGGATCATGCACAATATCTGCTAGTGCAGAGACAGCAGGACTAATCAGCTCTAGTTCTCGAACTCGGGCTTCAAGTTCTTGAATGCGCTTGTCCTTTTCCGCCGACGCCTCACGGAATTGCTGCTCCAAAGCTTGTCGCGCTTCGGTGTACTTACCTTCAGATTCAAGCTTTGATTGTTCGGCTTGTCGCTTAAAGTCCAGAAGTTCTTGAACATCCACATCATCAGGGATGGACTTTGCTTTCTTTAGTTTTCCGATCAGCTCATGATTCTTGCGCTCCAGAGCATCAATGCTCGCCTTCAAAGAATCAATTTCGCCGTTGTTTTGCGTTTCAACAGGCGTAACCTCTTGAATTTGCTCGTCAGACATGAAAAACCCGTAGGGTAAGTTTTCAGTCGGATGTTATCACCATTTCACCTTATTTGCCCAAAATGCCGCAGACATCTTGCCTTTGGAGATATTTTTTGCATGGCGTGCTTTGAATGCTGAACGCCGTGCTTTTGCAGCTTTTGATTCACCTTCTCGACGTGGTGAGCCAGATACACCTTGCTGTCCAAAGCGAATCAACTTGACCTTATCGCCTTCTTTTGCAAGTACCGCGTGAGAACTTTTCGGATGCTTAGGCGTCCGCTTGGGCTTGTTATAGCCTGAAAAACTCTCGCCGCGATACTTGATTGTCATTTGCGTTTTGGGGCAGCACTAAGTTGTGATCGCTTCTTGAGCACAGGATTGCCGGTGCTTTCAGATTTGATCGCAATAATTGGATCACCTTTAGAGCCACGACGTGTGACAGTGCCACCAGAAGGGCCTTTGATACTGTAAGAACCCTCGCCTTTGACGCTGGTTACAACGCCATAGGTGCGCTTACCTTGATAAGTCCAACTAACGCGGGAACCTTTTTTCATTTTTTCTTACCCTTCTTCTTTTTCTGTCCCATTGGCTTCATGGGTTTTTTGGGTCCGGTATAGCGTGGCATCAGTCAACCTCCTTGGTAATTGCTCGGAGTTCACTTAATGTTAGCTCCGACCCGTCTTCACTGACAAATTTGCGAATAGCATCCGTAGCACCATATTTTTTGACGAGTTTGTCAAAATATGGCACTTTTTTGGCACCAAGAACATCCGCCTTGGTTTCTTTGCTTTGATTATTTAGCCATTGTCCATAAGTTTGATCTTCAGGTACTAAGCCGTCTCGACTTCGACGATTGCCAGGTTCAGGCGGTGAAATGCCAAGTCTTTCATAATCAATCAGAGGCACAGTAGTAGATCTGCAATTGAAATGTTGTGGTGGTACTGGACCTTTGCCATATACAAATTCACGACCATCAAGTGCTCGACATATTGGCGATGTTCTGCTATCTAGTGTTGCTATATAGCGATACCGACTTGTTACGCTTTGATTCGCCTCATAAGTTTGTTGGCTTGATGCATTTGCAACTTGATTAACGCTAGTTCGCACCAGAGTTATCACCTGATGATTGGCGACTGTAGTAAGTTCTCCACCAGCTAATGCTATTTGTCGCGCAGACATAGCAGGTTGCCCAAATTGCAACCTACCTTTAAGGCGTTTTGCAAGTGTTGTCGTCGATTCACCTGTTAAAAGCGCATTTCGCACTGTTTTGGCGAATAATTCTGCTTGTGATTCAGCTATGCCACGAAATGATTTTTGAAGTATTTTGCCATTAGGCAATGTAATTGTTGTTCCTTGTGCGGCTGTAAGTTGAAAAGTTGCAGGCGCTCCAGTTACTGCCGCTTGAAGATCATCACTTAGTGATACTACATTGATTGCTGTTGGATCTGTCATTGCAACAGATCTTGCAAATTGCGGACTAATCTCAATACTCTGTATCTCCTCTCGCAGTTCAACTGGCAATGCTCGCCTAAGTTGATCTTCAACAAACTCAGATTGTAAAACCGCTAAACCTTGTAGTTCCTCAACGGCAAAAAAAGTACTTGCATCAGCCCAGCCTTCTAATGAGCGTTTAAGTTGAGCAAGAATATCGCGCAATCTAGCCGCCTTAGCTGGTGCAGATAACTCATCAGTCGCACGAAGACTGTTGACAGCTTGAATTATTAAATCGTTGTAAGTAATAGCTATGCGTCTTGCGACACTATTACTAAATCGGTTTAAATTTACCGCATTACGGTAAAACTCTGATGGAATGCTCATTGTTAATGCAATCCAATGTGCTCTGGCTCATATGGGCAGATAATGGAAATTTCGGCACCACCTTCAATCGCCTTTTGCATTAATTCACTAAAGCCCGCAATTGTATCAGCGCCTTCATCGATTAATTTTGCCTCATCAACCATCTCAATACCATGCTCTGATCGCCATGCCATGCGAACAACGGCAAATAATCGATTTGGCAACTCTTGTTGAACATAATGAATGCTGTATTTTTCTGACGTGTCCGGTTCCATTGTGTTTGCGCCGCTGTATTCATCATGCCGCATCCTCTTCAATGAGGCTTGTCTCCTCAGGTGCAACATTAATTAAGCCACCCGTCTGCGTTGCCTCAAGTTCACCGCTTACATCGAAGTCGTCACCTAGCACTTCGCCTTCTGATAGTTGCATCAGCAGCGTTTCTTGCGTGATGGTGCCTGCGGTGTAGAGCTGCAGCAATGCTTGGATTTCTTGCGGCTCCAGTCTGGTGCCAAGGAAATCGCGGTTGACGTAGCTGCTGCCAGGTTGACGATCACCAAGAAATTCAGCGTGATACTGCAGGCAGTTGTCGATCATGTCCTGCATGTTTTGAGCGATCACCATCATGGTGCTGTCGCCTTGACTGCGATCAAGACGTTTGGCCTCTGCAGTTTCAGCACTTAGCTTTTGACCAAGCACAGCAGAAAGTCCTAGTTCATTGATCTGCTTTTCAATTTGATCAAGCCGCTGGAACAATGATGCAAACGCATCAGATGATGGGGAAATATATTCTGCACGTCCATCAGCAGGGAATGCAATCGCTTCACCAGGACCAGCGGTAACTTCTTCTGCTGCAGAAGGGAAACCGTAGAACGCCAACATCGGCACTGCCGAGATATGCAGTTGATTGTCTAAATCAGATTGAACCTGATATGCCTTGAGGTTTAGGTTGGCAATATCTTCAAGCGGTGGACGAGACTCAAAGGTGTTCACCTTGTTTGCATAGGCAACAGCAAACGGGATGCGATTTAGGCTTGTGCGCCCTTCATCAACGACACGGAAATCACCCTTCTTGTCATCACGCTGGAACAGCTTAAATTCACCAGGCGTCAGTACACGCACCTGCTGCACTTGCTTTTCACCGTATTCACCATCGGGAATGGTGACGGTTTCAGATAGACGAAGCTGAACAATGCGTTGTTCACCGTCAATAATTTCGGTGCGATAGCCGAGAATATCGCGTGGCGTGTATGAACTCCAGTAAGGTCTACCACCATCACGCGGTGCATCAACTAAAACACCGACATGACCGTAACGAATCATCTTGCGTGCAGTTTCATACGTCCAGACATTGAGATCTGATCCACCTAGATCAACATTGAAAAGCTGCTCACGGATTTGATCGGATGTGTCATTCAGGCGCACTGGTTTGCGTGTAAGCATCCCAGCCAGCATCCGTTCAAGGCGCTGATAATATGGCGGGCAAATTGAAGTGCTCAGCCTGCGATCATAACTCTCATCTATTTCGCGGGGCTCTTGTGGTAAATATCGACGATGACGACGACGAATTTCATAAGTGCCGCCAATTAAATCTTCTATAAGCATCCAGTGTGGTTCTTGATTAACCCACGCTGCATTTGGATCGTTGACTTGCGAGACCTTGGCAAATAATTGCCGGTCATAGTGAGAGAAACCAGAATACACCGCTTTAATCCCGCAAGTCGATGTCTCTAGTTTAGTCTGCTGCAGAAGCAGTCAAAACAACCTTTGTGCGGCCAACTTCAATGTCAAATACAGTGCCAGGGTCGAGATTCATTTCTTCGATGTAGGCACTGCCAATGATGACTTTGCCATCGGCTTGCACTTTGGCTTTATGCGTGAGTTTGCGGCCCATGCGCTTCTTCGGCTTCAGATCAACACCCTTAGCCTTCAGCAGTGCTTCGTAAAAGGTGACGAAGTTAAGCCGTTCGGTGCCATCTTCTTTCACAGTAAAATAGCCGCATTCTCGAACTAGATCAGAGCGAGAGGCATCAGCCATCGCTTTAGCTTTTGCAATGAGTTCAGCGCCTTCGAGCATTGTCAATGAATAAAGGTTGACAATCACTAAATTACACGCTGTTTGCGGAGTTGTCTAGTAAATTCTGATGCCAGTTCCCTGACCTGCTCGTTCATAAAGCGGATTGTATTCAGCCAAAATCAAATAACCAAGGCCGTCAGTCCAGTGCTCAATATTTGCCGACTTGTCAATGACATAATCCTCAGCACCCTGCTTATAGGTGACGTTTTTAAGTGCCTTGATCGTATTTTTACATCTCGGATGAACGAATAATTTGATCTTATCATTAGCAGTGCGAATCATCCAATTAGTCGCATTGATTTTATCCTTTACAGGCCATGGCGCTTTTGGACTTACGCAGCCAAATCCATAACGCCTGATGATGTCATGATCTGTACGACCAGCTGATGATGTTTTACGGGCCGAACCAGTTGGATCTGGATATGCCACAATTTTGCGATTAGGATATTTTTCGCGTAACATCTTGCATACTTCGTCTGTATTTGATTGTTTTACCGCCACTTCATCCCAGATGTGCAGCGTATCACCAACACGGCTACCAATAACGCCAGCCATGATGCTCACATTAAAGTCGGTGCCCCAGTAAATGGTGCCGCCAGTATCTTTAATATCGGCTGATATATTGTCATCTGAGAATCCAGGATATACACGGCCTGACAGTGTTTCAAAATTCGCCAAATATTCTTGACGAAAAGTCCTGTCATCTAATGTGCTGCGAGCCGCTTCAACTTCAGATTTTGAAACCTGACCGCCTTCAATTGTAGTATATGAAAAAGTTGACCAATCAGATAATTCATCGGCTTGCTGCCATAAGTCGTAAAACCAATTCAAACCAGCTGGTGTGGTAATAAACCATGCCGGACCAGTTTGATCAGATAAAGCTGGCCGTAAAACCATCTCCCATGCATCTTGTCTGACATAGGCCGCTTCATCAATAACTAGAGCCGACAAGCTAACTCCACGCAAAGAATCTGGATTATCGGCTCCTTTCAGAGATAATATGGATCCGTTTTTAAGTTCAATTGTTAGTTCAGCCTCATTCTTCGATAGAAAAACTTCCGCAGGCACCATTTGACGCAACTGCCGCCAAGCAATTTGTTTTGCCATGCGATAATTTGCAGTCACATACCAATTCAAACTGCCTGGTTTTTCTATCGCCCAATTAATCAGGCGAGTGATGCATAAATATGTTTTACCAAAACGTCGCCCTGAACAAAGCAACTTGAATCGACTATTTGAGTCGTAGACAGATTTTTGCGGTCCAGTCAGACTCTCATATAAATTTATTGGCAGTTCCGAGAAATCATATTCTGGATCAAGAGCGGGCAATGGCGTAGAAAGAATACAACCCCTAGATCGACCTGCCAGAATATTTGCCATTAATCAAGCTGCGCCAATTTCGCCAGTGTATTAATCGCCCCTAATGCAACATTTAAATTGTTCGTGCGCCGTGCTTCCATTTGGACGCTAGCCGCTTGCTGCATTAGTTCGGCAGCAAATTGCTCACGATCAATCTCGAAATCACGCTTCAATTGCTTCCTAACTTCAACCAGCAGCTTGTCAGTCGTGGACTCGCTTAGATTCCAGGTTTGTGCCGCAAATCGCAAGCAATCAGTTCTAGTGCCGCCATTGCGAATTAAATTAAAAAGACGGTTGACTCTATATTGCTTTTCGGCTGCTGAGGCACGCGGTGCGTTTTTTTTACCATCAAGTCGTCTTGGCATTACTTAATTCCTAATGCGGCAGCTGCTTCAGGATTTCTAGGTCCACAATAGCGAAAACTTGCTGTAATTCTATCGGTAGTCAAAGCTTTCCTCCATTGCGTCATTGCCTGAGTTTTTGCTCTTGTATTTCGACGTTGACGTTGATCGCAATTGTTTTGCGGTTTTCTAGTCATATTCCAAAGCGGTGATTTAGCCCTGTAAGCCACCATTGCTGGATTGGCTGTTACCGATAAATAATATCGGCCTCTGGTGCCATGAAAACAAGAGGCAATAAAGTTCGACATTGCATTACCAATACCGACTCCTTGAAAGTCTGGATGACAGACGGTTCTGTGTTCTTTCCAGCGTGTACCTTGTGGACACGGCATGGTTAGAACTGCAGTAAAAGCAATCGGACGACCATTGTAAAAGCCGCAAAACGCTTTTGCACCATTATGAATATCGTGGTTCAAATAGTGAAATTTACTAAAGAGCGGCCAATATTTTTTGCCCGATACGGGTTGAACGTCGATAGTAATTTGAGGTCGTTGAAGACAGTCCCGCGCAAAGCGGGAGGTAGAGGGATCAAAAACCCAATCGGGTTGCAGCCACTCAAGAATGTCATAATGACAGGCAACTGCTACAAATTTTTGATTCCGTTTGCGAACAGCTTTTGCGATAGCTGCGCTGCCGATTTGTGCAACTGTCCGATCAACAACAGAGGTAAATTCGTCAACGACTAGCAAATCTGGTGATTCAGCTAAACCGCGTGCGGTATTTACCCGAAATTGTTCGCCATTGGATAATACATGATGCGGACGTAACCAGTTTGGCGGTGATGAAAAACCAACCGATGAAAGAAGCCCAGTGATTTCTTTAATCGACATGGACTTTGGGAAAGAATCCACAATGGATTTATTTTGATCCCAACTCCACTCAGGATTAAATCGTTCGCCAAACAACTGTCTAGCGATCGAAGTTTTACCTGAACCGGATGGACCCACAATTACACCGACATTCCAATCAAAATCTTCGATTGGTATATCAGCATTGAAGCTAACTGTGGATTTAGGATCTGGTGCAATGTCGAATAAGCCCTCCAGTTGTGCGACTCTTGCCGTGCGTTTTACTTCCGAAGTTAGCTCAAAATTAATTTGCGGCATAACTCAAGCATTCATGGCTTTACAGTCGAGACCCTGGCCCAATAGGTAGTCCAAAGTCGCCGTTTGTTCCTCTTCATTGCGGCAATTTACAATGATCTGAAAAACTGCGTCGATTTTATCTGATTGATCTTCAGTCGGATCATCAGGGTCAAATTCATCTTCTTTGGCGAGAAGTTCATTTATATCATCCTCGGAAAACCAAGGGGAAACATCATGCTCAGCGGCGAGTGACTGCAGCATCTGTGCATCCCACTCCGCTAAATCAGCAGTACGATTATCTGCCAAGGCGAGTCCAACTTTTTGTGAATCGCTCAAACCAGACCGTTTTACGGCAATGATTTCATCGCCATCGGTTTCAATAACTCGGACACGGCTAATGCCTTGTGCGGCAGCGGCTTCTACTGTACCGTTGCCGGCCAAGATAGTATTCGATTCGTCAATGACAATAGAACGAGCCGCACCAAATGACTTAAGCGATTCTTCAATTAGCGCCCTGGATTGTGTTGTACGTTTCCTGGCGTTTTTAGGATCACCTATCAAATCCCCAATATCCTTGGGAGTATTGGCGGTCATGCAGAATAGTTTTACTGAAGTAACGATAACTTGTTTTTTTCATTCTGACAAGCTGAATGATGCATAGCTCATAAAGCAGCTGAATATGGAAAAAATTGATGTTCGAGCTTGGGAATGCAGTGGTGGCCTTGCTTCCCAAAGGTCCATGATGGACAGTTGTGTGACCTGGTGGAAAGCCAAAAAAAATCCCTGGATTTCACTCCAGGGCTGTAAGTTGGATTTTTAGTCTGGAAGCTTGGATGGATCAAGTGGTGGAACTGATCTCTCAAGATCGATGAGCAAGTCATTTTGAAAGTCGGTGAGATGTTCAAACAGACATTCGTAATAATCACGCTCTCTTTCGGTCATTAGCTGCTCTAGTGCTTTTCGGAGCCTAGTGACATGTAAAAGTCGGGTGCTTGGAGGGAGTTGATGCGGAGCATTGAATTCAGGTAAGTTTGCCATTGATCAGAACTCCATCGGGTTTACAAGTGTGCAATAGACCTCATCTTGCATAATGTTGATGCGGTCAATTCCAATTTCCTCTTTCAGGTTCGCCTTGAATTGTGCAAGAGCTTCGAGTTTCTGCTCATCTGTTGCGGCATCACCAGTGGCTGAGTCGAGCCAAAGTATCTGACCTAGCGCCTGATAAAGGCGGCAAGCACACGGACGATTGAAGTAAATCTGCATGATGAATCGGGTGGTGTGGTGAATTGAAGTGGAAAAAAGAGGGCTCAGAAGCCCTCGGATAGATAGTGGTCAACCCTGTTCACAAGATGGATTTCCATTTCCTGCTTGATGCGATTGACCAGTGCATGAAAGTTCGGGTCATCACCAGGGTTGTTGATGTTGATCGGACGATCTGCTTCAGACATATCCTTTAACTGTTCATGAATCTCAGATCGGATCATGACAGTCATCCAGAATTGGATTTGCTTGCTGTCCATTGAATCGGGAAAGAAGTGAAGTGAAGTGTGGAATAAGTGATGTCTTCCACTCTTTTAATATATGGCAAGTTGATAAACCGTGTAGTCCGTGCGGATGCACCGATGATTAAGATTTTTTTGCTGACTTAAGTTGGGTGAAATAAGGTCTGACAGGGTACCTGGGTCTGGTGTTGAGAATGCTCCTCAATAAGACTCCAGTGGTGGCCTTGGGTCCCAGCTTCCGAACTTAATTTTTTTTGCATCCAGCTGCTGAATGATGCATAGCACATGCTGCAAAACCAATGAAAAAAAAAGGTTATCGGCATATAGACCAAAAAAAAGGGGTCAGATCGACCCCTTTGTGGATTGTTGGTTGTAGTGGATCATGCAGTGCAAAGTTCCAGAATTGAATCCTTGGCTTTCTGCACAACCTTGCGGGTGTAGTAACCATTAGGTGTCATAAAGTTACGGCTATCTGGAGCATCTCTCAAGCTAGTTTCGACTTCTGTGACTGCATTGTATGCGCCCCAGGCAGTCTCACTAACTCCATTGATACCAGTGCCATAGCCTCCAACCCAAGCATGGGCAAGTCGGTTGAACTTGACCTTGTTATGGGCGATGTCAGCTTCAATCATTGATCCATCCTCTGCCAGAATTGGCTTGCAGTTGTAGAGATGGGTGAGCCATTTCCTGTAAGCCTCGAACTCCATAGGAGTCTCTTGCATCCGACGATAATCATTGGTGTCTTCCTTGAAAGTCCGACGTGCTACATCAATAGATTTGAGGAGATTGTCATACATACTGACACCGACTTTAGTGTGCGAGATTTGCTTGATTTTGCCATCCTTCTTGGCTCCAGATAGAGCCCAACCGAGAGTGTTCTGGCAAACAACCCGCACATCAGTGAAGCAGCAGCCGAAGCCTGTAGTGCCATCATGACTTAGATAGCCGACTAAGTTGCGGTGAACTCGATCACCATCAACAATCTCCTCATCAGTTCCAACAATTTTGCCAGTAAAGGCGACCTTAGCTCCACCTTTGAGAGTGATCACGGTGTCCATGATCAAATCATCTCTTAGGTACTCGGCAAGCTGACACAGTTGTTCGTTTTGGATGCATTCATAACCCAAGCCGACAGTGCCAAGCTGTTCACCTGTGTCTGTCCGATAGACAGCACAACGTTGATCCGAGTCTTGCATCTCACCAGTGACGGGATTTTTGAAGATGAGTGGCGTTTTGTCTACTGTGAATAATGCATTAGCACGGGTGAATGCTTCACGGGCAGGCAATGTGCCGTCTACAACTTCATGTTCCTGGTGATAACCGGACTTGCCATTGAGCAGAACTCCGGTGGTTTGAGGGGCTTTAGCGGCTTTCTTGGTAGGCATTTGAATCGGGTGTGAAGTGAATGTAAATGTGGATTAGTGATTTCCACCTTTTTAATATATACTAAGAGGCTTGAAAAGTCAAGCCTCGGTTGTTATTTTAAGATGAGCGATTCTTATGGTATTATTTCACCTAACTGTGCGGCGTTAAGTGCAACATCTGACTGAATTTGCCGCAGTGTCATTGCATTCCACCGATCTTCTATTGGATAACCATCAACTTGGTGGAGTTCATCCAACCAATAATATGCATGATGCTCGGCACCCATTTCAAACAATTGACCGAGTGCTTGTCTGATTCCTGCATTAATAAGTGGATTGTTGCTCATCAGTACTCCTCGGGAAACAACACAGTTGTGTAGCAATAATCTCGGCCAAGTTGCTGCTGCCCATAGCCGCTTGTCATGATCCAAATCCTGGTGCCATCGAATGACTTGTAACATCCCATCAAAGTACCGCCTGTGTTGCTCTTGCAAGTTTGGACATTGCATTCCCAATCTTCTTCGTCTAAGTCACCCCAATCACCTGATCGGAATAACTGAACCATATTTGTCACATCAGCCGTGAACTGACAGTCATTTTCAAGGCGATGTGCAACACCAAATGACCAGACAAGTGCGCCGAGGCACTCAAGTTTCGGTTTAGTAAGCATTGAATTGATCCTCAGATTGGGTGTACTCGATGAAAAATTGAGCGGCTGGTTGAGTCATCATCAGCTTTCGCCTAAGATTCTCAGCTACAGTGCGGTGCATTGAACCGTAGCCAGTCGGCACATAGCGTGAGCCATGCTCGTCTGTAATAACGGCAAATACTTCGTACATGGTCACAGATAAGAAAAACCAGTGGCGGCAGAAAGAACCTGTTGCTGTCGGTTCAGCTTGGGTAATTTAACCTGAGGCTTCGGCCTTGGCAGTTTAGTTTGCAAGGTCTGGAGCGAAACCTTATTAATAGTGCCAAAAACACCGGGTGACAAACTCTCATTTCTGTGGACAATGTGAATGAGAAATGCCTTGTGATTCGGCCAACTGCCATTAAGACCAGCTCGAATCAAACACTCCAGATGTGAGTCTTTAGAACCGGCATATCTGTCTTCATCCCATCGGGCCATGTGAGTGCCATTTTTATGGACAATCCAGAGCCAAGTTGAATCGAGGTCAATGTGTTGAAGATGGGCTCGATCATGTATAGTTAGATCATCGACATAATGCTGCAAAGTGTTGTCGGCAATAGCCAACTTACACATTGTGTCAAAAATTGGAACAATAGTCATTGAAAAAATCGGGTGAAGTAAGTGTCAGTGGTGAGCTGACAATTGAACTATATACGAGAACAAGAGGAAGTCAAATGCTCGTTTTTTATGGTCTCAACCATTCGGCAAGAATGCGCTTATGGATGGACTTGAGTGGCATACACATTTGCGGAACTACAAAATCATTTTCTCGACGCAAAGTTGCCAATGACACTGGATCGAAAGATCGAACATCTTGTATCTCCATGCCGAAGGCATATTTACGCTTCCGAAAATAAGAGAAGTAATCCTCGAACTCGATGCCTAGCTGATCCTCATATCGTTCCCAAGCATCATCAGGATCTAATTTAAATGTATGTCCGATCTGAATAATTGTTTGAATCGCTTGAGTTGGCCTTGATTCATACAATGCAATCCAACCGTCTGGGGCAACGTTGGGTGAATAAGTCCGCAATTCCCAAAGTTTGGATCGTTCTCTTATTTTGTCTGCATAGATCGTTTTAATGGACAATGCACGAAGGATTGCCGAGTCTGCAATTGCACTGGTGTTCATGATCGGAGAGGTGATGTGTGGTCGATAAATTGTTGAATGCGCTGCTGGATGTCAACTAAGCGGTAATAGCGCCGACAATTGTCCCAGCCAGCTTCACGCAAAAAAGTCAATTCCCATTCGATTGAATCAATCAATAGGCCGTACTCTTTAACACTAAGATCGGGATGCATAAGCTGAAGCGAAGTGAAGAAACACAAAAAAGATGTGAATCTGAATTATTATATCTTGTCGAAGATAATTTTCAAATAAAGGATTAACTGAATTTTTTACAGAAATATAATCCACTTAAATCAATTATTTTGGCAAAGCCCCTTTCCCCGATTAAGAAAGGGGTTTTCATCGGGTCACTACTCCGATGTGCCAGGCGCAAGTTACCACATATGCACCGAAGTTATTCTACCGCAGAATTAAATAGTTTTTTGTGATTCGAGAAATCTTTTGTAAGCACCGCGACGTGGCTTGAAGGATCGACCATAGGCTTTGTCATTTTTGCTGATATAAAGCTTGCGCCCATCATCGGTGATGATATACCTTGAACCGCGAGGACTGGTGAACACTTCGCGGTCGCCAATGTACTTTTGTGAAATAGTTGCCATTAGGATTCAGTCTGTCGTAAACATGCGCCGCGCAATTGAGAGCGCTTTTCTTCGATCAAATGCATTGATGAAACCGTGCAACATGCAGTCACATCGTCAATTTTCATGCAAACGCGATACATACTATCTTCGGTGGGATCGTACCAAAAATCCTCATTTTTTACCGGATCGATTGATGCCATTTTTGTACTTCTCCCAAAGGCCGGTGTAGGTGTTGTGATGCGGGTTCGATTGATTATGCCGTGCATCCAGATGATAAAGAAGCTCCAGAAGAATGACGCGATCCATCATTGCTTCCGTATCCTGCGCCTCAGGCAGAACTGGTTGCATTGCGGATGGTGCCATGTCACTGATCCAGTCGTGGAAGTAGCTGCTGCTCATTGTGCGGTTGGGGGTTGATGCGATCGTGATACAGGGATGTGTAGAAGTCGTCGTAGGTGTTGAGAATGCTACGCAGCTTTTTGTTGCTGATTTGACGCGATGGTGAAGATTGCGATTGCTGCGGCTTGTTCAGCCTGTTGTGCAGTGAAGATGCCATGAAAGCGTTTACGGATGGCAGTTGTTACCTGATGTAGTGCATCAGTGGTGATTGCTTTTTGATGAAGTGAATTGCGAATAATGTCTGCGCGTGTGGTGTTTTGTTCTTCGGCAAGTTTGTCAATGATTTCAATGTCTTCTTCGTCAAGACGCAGTGTGAATCTTTTCAGGGACATCAGCAGCAGTTAAAAGATGAGCCTTGATGCGTTCAAGGTCATTGTTGAAGGATCGTAGCAAGTCTTTTGGGATAGGACGTTGCTCTTCGATTGCATTGTCAGAAATTGCAGCAGCGGTTGCCTTGGCTTCGTCAAGCAGGTCTGCAAGCATGTCAACGACAGGATCTTGACGTTTTGAAACATCAAGGAAACTTGAAAGTTGCATGGGTTGAGTGTTTACGATTCACGAAGAAGGTTTTGATGACGTACACCGCGATAACCAGAAGGGAAATCACGCATGTGAACATTCATGTTTGATTTGAAGCCTGGTGATGGTTCATCAAGATCGTCGATTGTGACGTAATTGTTTTCAACCATGTACCTGAGTTTGAGGCGGACTGAGGTTACATCAAAAGCAGCGGGCTTCATCAGAAGAAATCTTTAAGGACTGAGTTTGTTGTGGGTTGATCGTCAAAACCACGATCAGCGGTAAACACGCGATGCGCTGGGTGCTTCATGTCAGGCTCCTGTACGGGGCTGTAAGCGGCTTGTTTGCGTGGAGCGAACACATCACCCCAACCAGAGGCTATAGCGCGTTCTAGAGCCTCTTGACGCTGTTGTGAGGTCATGCTGCGGAGCTTCTTGCAGATGCGATTCAGTACCGATGTTGAACGCACACCCTTTTTCACAGACCAAAACTCGACAAGCAAGTCACCGCAACCGCTTAAATCATCTGGCACAGATGATAACGGCAGCTTCTTGAGTCTGTTCGGATCCTTCTTCTCGTTTTCGGCGCTTGCGCCTTGGGTTTTACTTCTTGGGTTCTTGTTATTGGGTTCTTGTTCGTCTGTCGTTTTTGCAAGGGGACCCCTTGCGTTTTTGATAGGGGTCCCCTGTCGTTTTTGTAAGGGGTAACCCCTTTCGTTTTTGACAGGGGTCAAATTTGCAAGGGGTGTCGGCGCATCAGTTTTGACGTGATGAACCGTTGTGTAGCCTGGTCTTTCAATGGATGTAATCCATCCGGTTTCACGCAACCACGACAGTGATCGCCTGATCACGAACTGACTAATCCCGGTTTCGTTGTGGATCGTGTTGATCGAGACCCAACAGCCTTGCTCTGAATTCCAGCCGTGACGATGCAAGACGGCATAAACCGCCCATATAGCAGCATCGGCTTGATCCATGAGCTTGTAGGGAAGTGCAGCGAATCCGCTTGCACTGACTTTGCTTGGCATGTGCTACCCTCTGTTTGGATGAATTGGGGTGTTGTCCTCTCCGGGACACGCAAGCCACCGCTGCAACGGTGGCTTTTTTATTGCGTGCCGTTGATTCTACGGCGATTCCACAGATTGGAAATACGCCTTCAGGGTTTGTTCATGCTGCATGAAAAGACAGTCAGCATGACGCCTGAGTTGTGAATCATCGTTGCGTGTGATGTCACGCGTTAATCCTGTTTCCCAGTACAGGGTTTCTTCGTGTTGCTTTTGTTGATTGATGTAATCAAGAGCAGCTTTGGTTTGATCGCGGTCTTTAATTAGTGCAGAAAGCAGCCGCAAGCGTTGTTCATCCTTCATTTTTCCGTGCCAGCTCGACGATTTCGTTGATTGCATACATGCTGCGATGCCTGCCGCGTGCTGAGTATTTTTCTTTCTTTGCATTCACAAAATCAACATTTTCTTTGCCACGCACTAAGCCGCTGAATCGCAAACTTTGATCAATGTAAATTTCAATAGGTTCATCGCTTTGCTGCTCAACTTCAGGCTTTGATTCAATCGACTGTTCTGCTGCTGTTTCAACTTGATTGTTTTGTTGTCGATAACGCACTGCATTCTTAAACGCATCAATTTGCAATGCAAACGGAGCGCAGTTTGCTTTTTTATCGCAAGATCCTTTTACCTCCATACTTTTCAACCCAGCGATAAAAAGCGTATCGCCGGGTTGAATCATCTCTGCAGTGATGCTTGCATCGTCAGGATAAAACACCATTACAAGTGAATCACCAACTGTTGCTTTAAACCAATTTGACCCTGGTTTTCCTGGGCTGAATACCAAAGCACGAACAAATGAAAAGTTGCTTTTGTTATTGCCAAGGCTGAGATTGTCAGACATAGAATGAGAGAACGAAGAAAGAACGAGATGACAGTGATCCATATCGCGGTGAACGATATTGAACCAGCACCACAAGGCAGTAAGCGCCATGTAGGCGGTGGAAGATTAATAGAGGCCAGCAAAAGGGTCAAGCCCTGGCGGCAAGCTGTTGCAGCTTCAGCACAACAGCAGATGAAAGATCAAAAATGCGAGCTATTGACTTGCGCTTGCAGTGTGTCCGTGGTATTTCGCTTCAAACGACCAAAGGCACATTTGACAACAAATGGGCAACTAAGGGCAGCAGCACCGAAGCACTGTGTCGTGAAAAGGAATGACATTGATAAATGCTGTCGGTCAACGCTTGATGCCCTAACCGACACGGTGTTCACTGATGACTGTCTTGTGGTGAGTCTAAATGCAGAAAAGCGATATTGCATTGGCAGCGAACCGCCTGGTGCATTGATCACCGTGATTCCGCTTTGATTGTTGTGTAGCAAACGCCGCGATAGCAAAGCTGTGACGGCTGCAGTGATTGCTTTTGCGCGACTTTAAGCAGTTTCTGCTTTTGCTCTTTGCGCTGGAGGAGTGAAAGCACGTTCATTGGTTTGGTAGCAACGGTTACTAATTAACTTAAGTAACTTTAAGTTGAAGCGCCGTTCATACTGTTACAGAGACCGCATTGGATCTAGTGACTTTGTATGTCTGCAGTGGACTCACTTTGATACTGCTGGTTGGAGTCGTTGTCGGACTTAGGAATCAATTGCGTTCCAGTCGCTGAACTGGCATACAAAGCAGTGCATTGCAGTGAAACCTAGGCATCTTCTAGCAAGTCGCTTTCATTGCTAGACGACTCACCCCAATCGCCTCAATTTCATGGACTTTCACAACATCTCACTCGACCAATATGAATTCATGCATAACATGCTTGATCGCGGCAAACAGCTTCAAGAAACAGATCCGCAAACGATCTACTACATCGAAGCCTTCATTGATAATCGCCTTCAGTGGACTGAATGGGCAACTGATGAGGAAGAACGCGAATCATTGATTCGTGATGCTGTCGCTGCTGGTTTCACCTACACCGTCGAAACAGAAATTCAGTAATGCCTGCAAGCTTTAACATTCCGACTTGTCCCGAATGCTTCGGTCCTACAAAGGTGAAAAGTAACCTTAATGAACGCCGCACTTATGACTTGATTCGTTTGCGTGAATGCCTTGATTGCAATCATCGCTTTTACACACGTCAAACACGCGAAAAGCCCGTGCCATTGGAAAAAATCAAATGGCGCAAGGATGAGCGCAATACACGCACAGTTTCAATAGTTGCGGACTAGGACCGACTCACGCATCTGCATCCCTCACACCTGATCCGCTGCAGGTGACTTGTCCTTCGCCTTTTGGCAAAGTTCCTACAAATTCTACATGAAACATTTTCCGTTGGTCGCCATTTTCATCACATTGTTTGGTTGGGCATTCTTCTATTCGCTTACGCAAATATTAGATGATCTAACCCGAAAAGACTGCGAAGCTGGTGTTGTCAAAGCCTGCAAAGCTCTTGCGAGGTCAAAATGACCGAGTTACCCTTCGCTGGCAATGGCATACACTCAATGATCTCCAATGCTGAGTACCATGCCGACCCAGCAATTTCAGCATCACATCTCCACGCAATCTCTAGCAACCCGCGAAACTACTTCAAGAAGTATCTCGATCCTCAACGGCCTTCGTCCGAACCTACTGCTGCTATGCGGCTTGGTACTCTTGTTCATACTGCTGTTCTTGAACCTGACGATCTTGATCGACGTTATGCAGTCTGCGCCACTCGCAAAGGCTCCACAACTTACAACAAATTGATCGAGAAAGGACTTGAACCTGTAAATCAGGCTCAATGGGATCAAGCTTTAGCAATGTGTGACTCTGTTCGCAATCATCCTGAAGCCGCCTGGTTGTTATCAGATGGCAAAGCCGAGCAATCTGTTTGGTGGGATGATGAACAGTTTGAGATGCGTTGCAAATGTCGTCCTGATTGGTGGAATGGTGATATTGTTATAGACCTCAAAACAACGATTGATGCCAGCCCTAGAGGTTTTGCCTCAAGCGTTGCGAAGTGGAGGTATCACGTTCAGCAGATGCATTATCTGCAGGGCACAAAAGCAGCACGATTCGTCTTTGTTGCTGTCGAGAAAGAATACCCATTTAATGTGGGTGTTTATGAACTCGACAATGAAGCTTGCGGTATTGGTGAGGAGTTGCGGCAACGTGACATGAATCGCATCAAGACTTGCAAGGAACGCAATCAGTGGCCGGGCTATAGCGATGACATCTCAACGTTGTCACTGCCAAGCTACGCCACAAACATCGAACTTTCACCCGATGATTTCTAATGTCTGAACTGACAAAAGCATTGATCGGCTTTCATAAAGCCGTGGACAAAATTGAAAAGAATGCGCGTGCCAACTACGGCAAGTTTGCTGATCTGGCAAATGTGCTTTCCACTGTGACCCCTGCACTTCATGCAAACGGCTTGGCAATTACTCAAACGTTTCTTGAGGATTCATTGATCACTACGCTGCATCATGAAAGCGGCGAAACTCTGTCCAGCTCCTGCAAATTGATCATGTGCGATGGTCGCAACATGACTCAAGAATGGGGCAAAGCTGTCACCTATCAACGGAGGTTTTCAATTTGCGCGATCTTGGGTGTTGTGGCCGATATGGATGTGGATGATGTACCTGATCTGCCGCCATCAAACAAGACAACACCAGCGCAAGCCAAGCCTGCACTCGTAAAAAAAGCGGTTGCATCTCAGGCGTTTCAAGCTGGGCAAAATGCGATCAAAGCAGCCAAAACACTCAAATCCATTTCTGATCTAAGCAAGCGTGTTGCTGAACGTTTCGACAAAAAAGATCTCAGCAAACAAGAATATGATGAACTGTTGAAGATGCTGCTCGACAAGGAATCAGAATTAAAGGAGTTTGAGAAATGATCGACATTGACGACATTAACACTTACTTGACAACTGAAGATCTTGCTGTTCGCTATGACTTAAAGCCAAATACTATTCAACGTTGGCGAATAAAAGGAAAAGGTCCAGCCTTTTACAAGCGAAGTTCTTTCGCTATCAGTCGTGGCGAACCACAAATTCGCTACAAGCTCGCAGACGTTCTCGCCTGGGAGCAAACCAACAACATCACGCCCATTAACTGAAATGCTCAACATCACTGCACACGGCAACCTCGGCAAAGATCCTGAACTAAAAAACGTCGGGCAAAATCAAGTCGCAAGCTTCAGCCTTGCTGTTCGTACTGGCAAAGATGAAACGACTTGGATGAACTGCGTTGTATGGGGCAAGCGTTCACAAACTGCTGCTGAATATCTCCGCAAAGGTGCGAAGATTACAATTGCGGGTCAAGGCAAGCTAAACACTTACATGAAGGACGGCGTTGAAAAACAAAGTCTCAATGTAAATGTCACTGATTTCACCCTGCCAGCGCGTGAAGCCAACCCGATGGATGCAGAAGTGCCGTTCTAAGCTGCAACAATTCATAGACACTATGATCATGAGCTGTTACCCTTTTTCGGTAGCAGCTTTTTTTATGGCCGATTCATTCAGACAATTTCTAAATGAAATCGGCAAACATCCACTGCTTACGGCTGAGCAAGAAATTCAGCTATCGCGTCGTATCTTTGCGATGCAAGATCTCTTGGCAGAACGTGACCTAGAAAAAGAACCATTGACGAAAGAAGAACAACGTGTTGTTCGTTCAGGGCGTCGTGCGAAGGAGAAACTAATCAATGGAAATCTGCGCCTGGTTGTTAATGTTGCTCGTAAATATGCACCAAGAATTGATGGCACGATATTAGATCTTTCAGATCTTGTGCAGGAAGGTTGTATCGGCTTGCAGCGTGCTGTCGAGAAATATGATGGAACTCGTGGGTATAAATTCAGCACTTATGCATATTGGTGGATCAGGCAAAGCATCACCAGAGCCATTGACATGTCTTCCCGTGTTGTGCGTTTACCGCAAAATACACTGGAAAAAATTAATCGTCTTTGTAAATGGATGAATGATTATGAGCAGCAATTTCATCGCAGGCCAACACTGCAAGAAATGAGTGAAGAAGCCGAACGACCTATTGAAGAAGTCATGATGTGGTTTGAAAGAGCAAAGCAACACCGAAGTCTTGACATGCTTTGCCACGATGACGGTTCACCACTGCTGCAGCAAATCCCTGATCCTTCGTCTTACGCTGACACGGAACATATGGCGATTAAATCTGCCAATCATCAAGCGTTGAACGATGCGCTAGATACATTAAATGATCGAGAATATGAAATCATTCAGCGTTATTTCTTAAGCAATAAAACCGAGGCATTAGCGCACATTGGCGCAGAAATGAACATCTGCCGTGAACGCACCCGCCAAATAAAAGAACATGCGCTTCGTAAATTAAGGCTTAAAACGCAGAAGGATATTTCGCCACCAGGGTAGTTGTTTAGGTTTATCGTCTCGACATTCTTCGATGATCTCCAGTTCCATGATTCGGGTGATTGCTTGTTGCAACAGCTTTTGTTGATGATGGCTTTGTCTGATCAGTGTGCTGCACAACTCGGCAATTTCTTTAGTATCAGCATGATCATGCACGGCACGGACTTGTCTTTCTATCATTAACTGTTCCTCCAATGGAACTTCAACCGACATCCATTGCCACCCAGCCCAAGCCATGAAAGATAACGCTTTGCCGCAGGATACCGACAACACCGCGCCAAAACTAGACGTAATTGAAACAAAATACGGAAAATTGTACCGCGTCACTTACGCCGGAATGACCAGAGAGCACTACCAAGAATGGCAAGCAAAGTGCTGGTATGAACAGGTATTAGACATGTGGCGACATCGTGTTAAGCAGTGTGTCGTGAAACAATATCTGGCATCACAGTCAGATGGTTATTGTAATGACCCACTTCGCGATAAGACCTAACAGGTACTTCAGACATATAGTGGAACACCATCTGCCCGATCTTTAGGTTTGGAAAGAGCGGAATATCGTGAAAGCGGCGTTCGTTCTTCAGCTCAAGCGTAAGCTTTGAACCGTGCCAGCCCGGATCACACCATCCAGCAAGAAGATGATTTAGGCCAGATCGTGCACGACTTGATTTAAGAACAAATTGACAGCTAATTGTATCAGGCAGATTAAAGGTTTCGATGGTTTCAGCAAGGCAAAATTCACCAGGCTGCAGGAAAAAAGGATGCTCCTCTGTGCGATCTGAAATATCAATGCGCTGCAGTTCAGGCGTATCTGCCACTTCAATCATCAAGTTAAACCCAAGACGCACATCAAGCGATGCTGGATTAAGCAAATCCAATGCAAAGGGATGAACCATTTGAGAGCTTTCGCAATAGCTGCGGATCTGCCAGTCAGCAAGAACAGTCATTGAAATTGTTCGATGCTCAAGCTTAATATCCATCCACCCAATTTTCAATCCATCTTTCCCTGTAATCAGTCCAAAAATCTTGACCTCGAAACCATGTTTTCCAGGGCATATGCGCTTTACTTGAATTGCATCCCAAACAACACGCCACAAGGTTTTCACGGACTGTCAAGCCACCTTTTGCTTTCGGCACAACATGATCTAGCGTTGCCCCACGTTCTTCAAGCATTACGCCGCAATAAGCACAAGACCAACCCCAAGATTCAAGTACCCGACGACGTAATCTATTTTTTGCTTCTTTTTTTGGTATATATTCAGTCTCAAAAATCTGATGATCTTGGCTGTCATTTAGATCAGTCAAAATCTTCAGGGCAGCTATTTCAGTCTAGCTTCTGTCGGTTCATAATGGACACTAATTTAGACGCATAATTAGGGTCAGTTGCATATCCTTCGGCTTTTAACATACCCGCACATTGTTCAGGAGTCAAAGCGCGATTAACTCCTTTATATGTACGATAATCTTTGTACCATTTATCGACTAAATCAACGACACAATCCATTGGTGTATCGAAATCTTTGAATTCATCCTTGATTACAACGGGACCATTACCGTAATCTTCCCAAGTGGTTTTAACTGTGCCTTTGCCCTTGATTCCAAAATAGTTGTTTTTGCCGCTTACATGCTTACCCCATGCAGATTCAAGCGCCCATTGAGCAGCAACTACTTCAGGGAACTTTGCGCCAGCTTCCTTTGCACAGTTGTAGATTCCATCCCAAGTGTTATCAAACACTGCAGGCTTCACCGCTGGTGCAACATTCCAAGTGTTATACCACTCTGCACCACGCATCAAAATGCCTGGATCTAACGCATTGATCTCAGCCTCAAGCTCTTCGATCGCTGCATTCTGATGCGGCAATGCCTTGTAATACTTGAACAGGTTAATCAGTCGGATCGGTTTCTGATTCATCGCTCCAGTGGTAACGGATGCTGAGTGGTGGACCTAAACCTGTTGTATCAGGACCGCTCTCTTCAATGATTACTGTTTGTGGCTTGTTATCAGGCTGTGCCGCGTGCCAATCCTCAATCTCGTTGTCAAGACGAGGCTTTAAGGTTGCATGGAACTTAAAGTCCTGCGCGGCTTTTTTGACGTGATCGGTCCAGTGCTTATCACCAAACCGCACCAACCATTTCCCATCTTCTGGGATGCCGCTTACTTTTTTGGGAAAAGGCGCGTCAGCACTTCAAGTACAACTTGAATGATGCTGTTGCTGCGCAGCGGTGACAAAGCAATGATTTCAGATGCAGCAGCCAAAGCCACAGCAATCATCGCAGTAGTTGTTGGGTCCATTGAAATGAATGGTCGCACAAAAGTATTCTAGTGGTTCTTCTCCAGAACTCTCAGGCGCAGCTCATGATCATCAAGCCGTTCTTTATGGTCTGTTCGCAGTGCAACGATTTGTTCAAGAACGATTTCAACGCGGGCTTCGATAGCTGCATGACGTTTATCGAGTCGCCATAACGCACCAACGCCTGCTGAGATGACGACGGTTGCGATGCCGGAGAACACATCCACGGCAGGTTCTCCAGATCTCTCAGCCTATTCTAATGGATCCTTTTTACCAGCAAGGATCATGCAGGCACGTTTGTAAAACATGCTGTCTATACGGCCTTGTCGTTCCATCAGCTCTTTTATCTTTTTCCAATTTTCAATAGTGTGTTTGTCCATTACTTACCTTGACCGCGATACATTTTTTTATTGTGTCTTGGCTTGGAGTTGTTGCCGTTACCTTGCCGACTTTTTTTAGGTTTACCCGGCTTAAATTCAGTACGAGCCAAACCTGTTCTTGATTTAACTGCCATTAGAAACCAGTCGTGACTTGTGAAGAATCAAACGAAGGTGTTGGCTCAGGACTTGGTTCAGGTGTTGGCTCTGCTGCTGCAGGTTGATCAGGGTTAGGAGTCCACACGTTATACGTTCCACCTTCGATGTATTGCTGCAGTGCTTGGACTCTGCCGAAGTCTGCATGAGGCGAAGTATCGCCAACCTGAGCAGTGGCTTCAATCTTTGCCACCATTGCTTGGCATTCAGTCCTGATGGTGGAACGCCAAGTGCTCCAAGGTGATGCTGCATAAGCAGTCTTGGCTGCTGCAAAACTGCTGTTCTCGTCTTGCAGCTTGGGCCACAGATAATCAGACGGCTGCAACAGCTTGTATGCAGTGTCCTTGGTGTTAGCGATCCAGAGTGCTTTGAGGTCAGCGTAGTTTTTGGGAATCAGGTTGCCGTCAGCGTCATAACCCCAGTAGAACTTTTGATTCCACGTTGGGCTGTTATCGACCCAGACAATGCCAAGCTCTGCACGATTTTGTGCTGTGCTCAGTCGTAACCAGTTGCTGGGATACTGGACGCCGTTGTGCTCCCAAGGAACATCAAGCTGGAGTGTTTTACTGCCAAGTTGATAAGGCATGGATCTGGGGCGATAAGTCAATGTTACCGCGCACGGGCGGTACGGTCGTAGTCTTGTTCACTAATGGGGTTAGCGGGCACGGGCGGTTTTGAAGGGATGCTCAGCAAATGCGGCGTATATGTAGGTGCCACCAGATGCGTTTGTTGTTACTGACGTTGAACGCAGTTTGAAGCCGTTGCTTAATTCATCTAAGCGAGCAACAGTATATTCAGCATCCGACGTATTTGGATACAAGGTTTTATCACCAACGTTATAAGCATCTCGTGCTGTGTCATGCAGCACCCAATCACCTGACGAATCGGTTCGTTTCAAAAGAATCCACCTCGGCCTAAACCCGGTATAAACAAACGGGGCTGAGTCATCGGAGGTTCCCGTGCCGGTGTAGCTGCCAAAACTAGAGTACCCGTCTACTGGTGTAAAACAGTAGGCGATCATTGTTACACCGCTGTCGTTGTTACCAGCGTGTACATCAAACGTGCTGGAATTAACGTTTGCATAAGAACTTATCGTACTTACCGCAGCAGTTGTATTTAGTACAAGCCGTTTACCTGCGCCAGCCGATGCGTGGTATACATCCCATGAGCTAGCTGCAGATCTAAATTTCTTGATAATCAACTCAGGCGCTGCATTTAATCCATGCCCAATAGTCGCAGCGTTGCCATTCCCCGTGTAACTAACAATCGAGAACCCAGCAGACTGATTAGCCCTCACACTAGAAGTGATGCTGCCATCTGTGTTTGTCGCCGTTGTCGTTCCAGCGTCCCATGCCCAACCGACATAGGTTGCACTGCTTTGATTTGTATTAGCTCTATTACCAAGACTAAAACCATCACTATTAAAAGCAGTTATGGTATTAGTCGTAGTCTGTTCGGCGGTTGTGTCGTTTGAGTAAAGCTCCTTGGTGTTTCCTCTAACTGAATCAACCAAAATGTGATAATAAGCTTGGCTTCTGCTTTTCAGCCACACCCAATCAGGGCTAAAACCGAGACCGCTAATTGTCTGCGTAGAACCGTTACCGTCATACGTCACCACATCCATCACCGTAGAAGGCTGTGCGACTACTGGGTCCGTCAAATTGGTTGTGCAGAGTGACTTGTATCCTGTTGGTGGCGTGTACGCAAATGGACGTTGGCCGAAGTTGACATGAATTGATGTTGAATACCCTGGATAATGTCCCATGGCAAAAAACAAAGGAGTACCGGCTGCTACTCCAATTGTTCCGCTGGGTCCAGCAGATCCGTTGTAAAAAAACGCAAATGTATTAGCATCTCGATCAAGTTGAAGGCCAACCACTCCTCCACTTAACTTGGCGGTGGATGAAGTATCAATATCGGTTGTACTAAAATTAAACGCTTGATACCCATCACCCCACGCGAGGCAGTTTGAACTAGCTCCAGATTCTGTGTATGACGCATCTTCCTTGCAAACTCCAGTCCATGCATATCTGTCATTTCCTGTTTGACCGTTTCCGTTGTATGTAAACTCTGCATACCATTTCCCAGTTGACGGTATTTGGATTGTAGACCTACAAGATTGCCAACCACTAGTACTGCTTCCCTCAAGATTTCCGTTTGCCAAAGAAAAAGATGTATTTTTTGCTAACGGATTCAACGTCGCATAATTCCCCCTCACCTCACCACCAGCGCCTGTATCAGTGCCGTAATTAGTGGGGGAGTCTACGAGGCTGTCAATGTTAGCAGGGTCTAAGTCTGTATACCCAGTTAGAACCGTACCATTGACTTCTATTGCATAAAGACG